CTGACACTGGCCAATATTTCTTGAAGCTTGGTATCTAAATCTTTACTTGAATTTTCGTTATTCATTGGTAACAAATATATCAAAAAAGTATTGACTTGTCAATAGTCTTGGTTTACTTTCCCCTCAAATGAAACATCCATTAGAAGATGCCTATGACGCTTGCGCGACTGCCTACGAGCAATCACGCATGGTTCGTTCTATTGGACGAAAGACTTTTGCAAACCAACTTCGTGAAACAAGGAGAACCCTTAAACTGACTGTTAGAGAGCTTGGAGACAAGATCGGTGTGACTGGATCGTTGATTAATCAAATTGAAGTAAACTCCAAAAGCATTCTTAAAAAAGAGCAGGTAGATAAAATTATTTCCTTATGCACGTCTTTCTCGAAATTCAAGAAGGTAAATACTACCTCAGAGTCAGTCCCTACTCCGCAGGAAGTCCAACCACCATGCACCAGCGAGGAAGACCCTTCCCTGAGTCCGTTAAAGCAAACTATGAAGAATTGGAATTGGCCGCGCTCGGACTTCAACAGCTAACGGATTATTATAAATGCTGCGAAGAAAAACAGGGTTCAAAAAAACGGGGAAAAAGTTAAAGAGTTTATCTGGATCAAGAAAAGTTAAGAATGCGGACTACGAAAAAGTTAAAGCAGAATACTTTGAAGAAAAAAACTACCAGTGTGAGATATGTAATGGGCAAGGAACAGACCTTCACCATAAGAAAGGAAGGGGCAAGTTCCTATGTGACAAGTCCTCATTCATGGTTCTGTGCCGCACCTGCCACAATAAATGCCACCACGAAGTAGGATGGGCAAGAGAGAATGGATATATAATTTATGACTACAAATAATACGTTTGAATCCCGCATCGTCTGCGAGGGAGTTGAAGTAAGCGAAAGCCCAACTAAGATTCTGTTTAGACAGAAGTTCAACCAATGTTGGGTAAGCAAGAGCGATATTCGCGTGAAAGAAACACTTGGGTTCCTTGACGGGGAGAAGATGATTCGTATCGTAGTTCCAGAAGATGTAGCGAATACTTTGGAACTTGAAGGTATTTTGGATTAGTCTTACCAATCTCCGTTATCGTCTGATCCGTAGTCATCGTCTGGGGTAGTATCAGGTAATTTTTCTTCTCGCGCCCAGAATCGGTTAGTTGGAACTGGTTTATCGTTTCCGATAAATACAAGTCCATTGCGCCGCGCCATTTCGAGTGCGTAGATCAAGCTATCACTCAAATCGGGCGAGTATCCTGTTCTCTTTTTAAGATCATCCTTAGTCTCAATGGCGATCTTTTTGTTTTTAAGAGTATAGCGACGAAGGCAAAGTTCCCGCGCCAATTCAGAGTTTGCATCAATACCGAAAAGAACTCGGCTTTTAAAAGCATGATAGGCTGAGTAGTAGTATTCACTAACCAAGCGATCATAAACATCGCTACATGGTCTTCTGTCCACCTCTGCTGCGATTCTATCGGTAGGTTTACCCATAGAAGATATAAGAGCGATTGCCGCGCCTGTAGAGTCTGTGCGTAGCCATTCACGAATGATAGCCTGACCAACTCGCCCACCATCGCCGGATACGTCCATGCCAAATTTAGTGGGTTTAACGCCAGCGGCTCTACATATGGAGACAACTTCGGTAGCAAGTTGAATTTCAAACTCAGCGGCGGCATTGGCAGATAGTTGGATTACCTTCTGACTCTCAAGCCACATAACACGATTACGAGTTCCGCGAACAAATCCAAGTTTAGCAATAGTAAGAACGCATCGGTCACCACCAATTGTAAATGAAGTGTCAAAGCCTGCTACTTTAGTGAATCCTTCAGAATCCCAAATTGGTTCTTCGTTTGTATCGGCATTACGAATCAAATCAGAAGTAATTACAGTCTGAATAAAACCAGACTTCGGCCACCAACCAATAGCGTTACGAACATAGTCAATGGCGTTCTCATCACCATAACATTGTTTAAGCATGATTTCCTGCTTTTTCCTATCCATAAGGAACGGGAATGGAGATGGTTCATCTGGGCGAGCATCGAAGTTAGGAGACTTCATGCCGTTATAGAATAAACAAATTCCAGTTTCAGTTTCCCAATTCATCAAATCAGGATTCACTGTATCGAAGTTAGATTTACCTTTCGGCATTGCCCAACGGGTATGTGGGTTATCTCCCGCTGATGGGTTTCCAATACCAATAAAAGTAACATCGTTGTTGGCTGAAAGGTTAACGCGAGCGGTGATTGCTCCCAATTCCATTTCGGGCAACTCATCAAGTGCCAATCGAACACGATCATTCTTACGACCACGGGTAGTATCAATAGCCTTCTGACCTTCATTTCCTGATTGAAATGCAAGTGCTTTTATCGCATTACGATAATCTTTATCTTCATCATTAGACGCGCCACCCCAAACAATCATGTGGCGATAGTCGATAAGTTTACCATATTGGATGCGAGCGCACTTCCAAAGTTTAGAAATGATACCCCAGATACGATCTTCAGATGCACCGAGAGTAGTAGTAGCAACCCATGCCGAAGTGCAATGTGGGGCAGAGCACCAATCAAGATAAACCCAAAGAGCAACTGGAAATGATTTTCCCATCGAAGCTGCGCCAGCCAAACAAACATCTGTATTGTTACAGAGTTCTTCCAGTGTTCTAAGAAGTTGAGTATTGGTGTATCCTCTGTTGTAGATAGAAACCTCAGTCGGCCATTGAAGTTTAACAGCATTAATAAAATGTTCTGCTGGTGTAAGTAACTTAAAATCCTTTAGGTTAATATTATGTTTGATGCAGTAATCCTTTCCATACTCACCACGGGAAATAGCATAACAATAAAGCTCAATTCCCAATTCATCCATGTCCTCTGAAAATTTAATACCATATTTTTGAATCCCTTTACTTGAAGAAAAAACTCTTGACATATCAATAAGAAAATATATTTTCGGTGAAAAGGCAAGATGAAACTGAAAAACAAAAATCTAAAACGAGGAGATTCTCGTGATGATGGAAAATTGTTTTGGGGATATGACAAGAATCACAAAGATGGAGAACGCTGGATTACGTTAGATCAGTTTCAAAAATATCAAGAATACACTTTAAAATATAAAAAGAAATACTATTCTAACAATAGAGACAAATGCATTAAAAATGCAAATGATTGGATCAAAAACAATAGGGATAAATTTAATAAAAGAAATAAAGAAAATAGAATAAAAAACATTGAAATTTTTAGAGAAAAACAATCTGAATATAGAAAAAAAAGTAAACATTTGAGAACGGCAAATCATGCAAAACGTAGATCGTTAAAAAAACAATCAAGTGTGCTGCTTACAAAATGCCAAAAACAAATTATTGATTGCTTCTACGCGCAGTCTCATAGATTGGAAAACAGAATTGGGATTAAATTTCATGTTGACCATATTATTCCTCTTTCAAAAGGAGGATTGCATTCTCCAACAAATCTTCAAACTATTCCAGCAACACTTAATATCAGTAAAAATTGCCATCGAATTTTTACATGGCGTGAACTATGAAACTTAAAAATAAAAATTTAGCTCCTGTAGGGGGTTGGTTTTTCAAATATGAGATAAAGCGTAATGGCGTTGTGTATCCAGCGATAGTTTATGGAAGCACATGGAATAGTCTTCTTCAGAATATCCAAAAAGATTACCGATCCAACGGAGTTGAAGTTCCAACTAACATCGAACAAATGGTAGAAGATCAAACTTGCCAACGGCAACCCAGTGATCGTTGCTGGTATAATGATGGGCTTGGTGATCGTATAGCTCAGGCTATACACACAGTAGCGGCGGTTACTGATAAAGTTCTTGGAACTAAACTTGAGCATAAGGCTCGCGGATGTTCTTCTTGCAATCGGAGGAGGAACACGCTTAACTCATTATCGTAAACGATAAAAATATATGCTCTCAATTGGTAACGACTCATTTTCCCTTGCCACTCTCGATCAAGATGGCAATCCACCAGAAACACGAATCTCCAACGCGAATCATGCTTGGAACATAGCAAATAATTTGCGTCTTGCTAATATCGGGCGCGAGAATAAACGAATCCGTATCTACAAGGCGTATAAGATGTTCCCGCCTACGGGATATAGTAAACTCGCGGAGAAACGACTCCCTTGGCAATCGGATGTTAACTATGGTCAGCTTGGATTTATCGTTGATAATCAAAAGTCAAGTTACTACGATGTAATTACTGAGCGTCAGGCTTGCTGCACAATCAAGACCAAATACGGAAATGAAAAAGAACGCCTTGTTAATACAGAAAACATCACAACCGCATTTGACCAAGCCCTGCGTGAATGGCCCGGATATCTCTACAATGCAGAACAAGACCTTGAGGAAATGCTATTGTATGGAAAGGGAATTGGAATGTGGGATAGTCCACTTGGATGGATGCCAGAACACGTCTTCCTTTCCGACCTTCTCTTTCCAGACGACATTAGGATCGACTTTTCAAACCTTGAGGAATTTGTCAGGCGTGTCCGTTTAACCCCATACGAACTCTATAAAAAGATTGAGAATCGTGCGGCAGCAGAAGCGATGGGATGGAATGTAGATGCAGCCATTGATGCTATTCGTTTTCACCGCGCATTTACAAATCACCGCAAAACCCGCGAGGATTTCTTCCGCACGATCAGCGAATCAGGATTTAACTGGTCACTATCAGTAAACCAAAAGATTGATCTTTTCGAGGTTTACTGGAGAGAGTTTGACGGAAAAGTTAGCAAAGCAATTATCCTTCAAGACTACCAACCAATTTCAGACTACATCAACTCCAATGTAAAAGGAGCAGGTAAAATCAGCGAAGATGATGTTAGAACTCAACATGGATTTATGATGTTGAAGATTGGAGCATTCAACGCATGGGATGAAATCATGTATATGCTGACTGACTCGGTAGGCAGTGGACTCTTCCAAGACATCAAGAGCCAAGCGGAGTCGGCGTTCGTTGCCTGCCGACAATATGACTTCACGATGAACTCATTGGTAGATGCCGTGCGACTCAATTCCATGTTGATGATCGAAGGGCAGGGGCCAGATTCAACTAAGATGCTAAAGCAAATGGAATGGTTACCTATCAGTGTAATGCCAGATGGCGCAAAGTTCATTCAGAACCGATTCCAACTTCCAGTAGCAGAAAGCATGAGCTTCATGCAATTCTTCATGGGAGATATGTATAGGGGCATGGGACAGTATCGCATCAACTCTCCTACCGCTGGTGGTAAACAAAGGACAAAAGGTGAAGCGGAACTTGATGCTGCCGAGTCAGCTAAACTATCTGGAACTCAGATTCGTCGATTTAACGAGTGTCAAACTCTTTACTTCAAGCAACTCTACAAACGCTTCGTTAATTCCAAATCCAGTGATGATGGATATGAGTTTGTTAAAAAGTTTTATGAAGTTTTGGAAGAACTCGGAACTCCAAAAGAAGCAGCGGCTTGGAAGAACATCACAAGTATCCGTTCAAACCTAATCAACGGAGCTGGTAGCCCATCATTCAAACTTATCACAGCAGAGAAATTGTTGCAGATTACAGCAATCACTCCAGCAAACGAGGGACAAGAAAATGCCGTTAAGGATGCGATTGCTGCACTTTCTGGACGTGATAACGTAGCTCGCTACAGGAATACTAAGCCAAGCAGGATTGATGATACTGCTCGTATCATTGGATTTGAAAATGCTGGTATGACTGATGCGTTTGTTAACCCTGCAAACTTCCCTGTTCTGCCAACCGATCCGCATATTGAACACGCTCAAGGTCACTTCCAAGACATGATTATGCAGTTGCAGATGAACTTGCAATCTGTGCAGCAGGGTCAACCAGAACTTGCAGAGCTTTCTAAGGCAGTCCGCTCAGTCAAATTCAAGGGTGGTCACATCATGGCTCACGTTGAGTATATCAGCAAAGACCCATCGAAGCAGGACTTCTTGAAACAATTCATGCAGGGCATGGGTGAAGCTCAAGGAATGGCCGACGAACTCCAGCAGATTTATGTTCAGATGGCAGAAGCTGAAGCTCAAAAATCTGGCCAACCTAACTCCGAGGAAGACATCAAACTTCAATACCTCGCTGCTAAATCTGGCATTGAGATTGACACTAAGAAGAAGCTTGCTGACATCTCGATTGGTAAAGCTTCGATCAGTCACGCTCAACGCACTGAACAGCGCAAAGAACAAGGCATCACTCAACTTGCGCTTCAGAAGGCTAAAGCCCGTGCAGAGATTCAGAAGACCAAGGGTAAAATGGCAGCAGAGCAACCTGCTCCAGAAATGGAAGAGCCAGAAATTGAAGAGGAAGAAGAAACTGAAGAAGTAGAAGTTGAAACACCAGAAGCTACCGAAGAAGTTGAGATGGAAGAAACACCAACACAAACATGACAACAGAAAAAGTAAAATCCCTATGCGCGGCAATAACATCACACGAAGACTGGAACAAACTACAAGCATATTTGCTGCTTAATGTAAACCCACCAGAAGGAGTAACCACACTCATCCATGCAATCAAAGCTATTGAAGCTATTGGAACAGAAGAGCAAGGAGCATTCAAAAAAACAAAAGCTATTGGAAAGCATAAAGAACCAGCGGATAGCACAATTGATCCAGACCTCGACGAAATCTAATTTATGGCAGACCCAAACGACACAGCAGAAGTAATCAAAGAACTTAAGGCTAAACCTCAAGTTGCGATTAAAGGCAATACATCTGACTTCCTCAAGAAGTTCAGCAAACAACAAACTGATGAAGGTAAGCCGAGTGCTAACAACATGGGCGATCCTAATCTTGGAATACCTAAATTTAATGAAGAAGAACCACCAGAAGAACCAATGGGAGTTACTGAGTCTGAAATCACTTCAGATCGAACAGGCAAGAAAAAGGGCTTTGTTGAGCGGCAAATTGAAGAAAACCGCAAACTCAAAGAAGAACTTGAAAAATACAAGAAAGACGAAATCCC